GACACTGTCTGTGATGAATCTATTACTTACGATTCTTATAATTTCTTTGCCTATCCAGCTTTTCTGAACCTATCTAATCTTAAAAAGTCCGTTATCGATCGCATCGATTCGACTTATAAGAAACTGTATGACATGTTCGGTTTCAACGATGACATTTCGGCCTGGCAGTATTTCAGGCAAATGCTGGTGGATGGATTTATTGCCTTTGAGATTGTCTTTGATGATAGCGGCAGAAACATCATCGGATTTAAAGAGCTAGATGCCACGACCCTCATGCCTTCTGTGGAAAAACAGAAAGACGGAACTTTTTTGAATGTTTGGTATCAATACCCTAAAGATGAAAGAAAAAGAAGAATGTTGTACGACTCTCAGGTCATCTACATTTCTTACGCCAAAGGCAATTCTATTTCTAGAGTTAGCTACACAGAAAGACTGATTAGACCTTACAATGTCTTGAGAATTATCGAATACACCAGAGTTATTTGGTCGGTCATGAATGCTTCTTTTAGGATGAAGATGACCATTCCGGTGGGATCTAGATCCCAACAGAAAGCAATGCAAACTCTGGGAGAATTGATGTCTATCTACAAAGAGGACATCCAGTTTAACGACGAGAGTGGAGAACTTTCTGTTAACGGCCAACCCAAGATTCAGTTCTATAAGAACTATCTAATGCCCAAAGGAGCAGGAGGCACCCCTTCTATTGAGCCTCTAAACACGGCAGGCCCCAATCTGAATGATCCTGCCCCATTAGCCTATTTTTTCGATAAATTAGTGCAGGAATCAAAAATTCCTTTTTCCCGGTTTCAGGGGCCTGATGGCGGATCTATTGGAAAATACGCTAATGCTGCCGAAGGTTTAGATAAAGAAGAAATCAGATTCTCTAAATTTATTATGAGGCTTAGATCTGTATTTCAGGATATCCTGGTTAAGCCTCTATGGATTCAAATCTGTAAAGATTTTCCCCAACTAGAAAAGGATTACACTTTTAAATCCCAATTAGGTCTAAGCTATGTTTCAGATAACCCCTTCCGGGTTAACCAGGAGATTGAAACCATTACGAAGAGAAAAGAATTTATAGATTCTCTTTATACCCTCACCGACGAGGAAGGAAATCCTTTCTTTTCTATCTCATATCTAGTGGAAAACTACATGGGTCTTACTGAGGATGATATAGCTTCTAATAAAAAAGCCAGAAGTGATAACAAATTAAAATCTGCTGAAGAAGCTGCGGCTGCCAGCGCATCTCCGCCAGCGGGCGAGTCCGAGCCAGAAGTAGCACCAGAAACCCCAGTATAATAGACATGGCAGGATTTTTAGATAATGCTCAGGAAAAATCTTTTTTGGGGGTTCTGTACAGAAACCTCGGAAAGATTAGTAAATTCGGGATGCAATATGAAGATATGGTTATCCGTAATTCTCAGGCCATTGGTGCTACCGAATCGACCTTTTTTAACAATCAAGGCACTGGTTTTACCGAAAATGATGCCTTTTTCTGGACTTTAGGTTACCAGGATACCAGAATCAGAAAATACATCGCCTATTTTGATAAGGATTATCTTGGTAAAAGAGAATTCCTTCGCAAATTTGCTCTCAACGGAGAAATAGATTTCATTCTAGACACCGTTACTGATGATGCGATAAACTACGATGACAAGAATTTTTTCTGCTACCCCAGTTTGGTGAATATTGAGCTGAAAGACAACGTCAGGGAGAGAGTGGAAGAAAATTTTAGAACCTTATATAATCTTTTTGGCTTTCAACAAAGCATTCTGGCTTGGCAGTACTTCAAGCAGTTTTTGGTTGATGGTTTTTTGGCTTTTGAGATTGTTTATTCTACAGATGGCAAGAAAATAGTTGGATTCAAAGAACTAGACGCCACCTCACTTCAGCCGGCCACTGAAAAACAGCCCAACGGGGAATTCCAACAAATTTGGATCCAATATCCTCAGGACAACCGAATGACCAGAAAGCTGAAATCGGAACAGGTTATTTACTTGTCTTACGCCAAGGGCAATGCTGTCTCCAGAGTTAGCTACACAGAAAGGCTCATTCGTTCCTATAACATTTTAAGGGTGATGGAAAATACGAGAGTTATTTGGAATGTCATGAATGCATCCTATCGACTGAAGTTCATTATCCCTGTTGGTACTCAATCCATGCAAAAAGGCATGCAGACTCTTGGTCAATTGATGTCCCAGTACAAGGAGGAGATCCAGATCAACGACACTTCGGGGGAACTAACGGTCAATGGTGCACCCAGAGTCCAGTTTTATAAAAACTATCTGTTCCCTGAGAAGGACGGCGAATCTCCTGATATTAGCACACTCAACCCCAGCGGACCGGATTTTAACGTGATGGAAAATGTTGTTTATTTTTACAACAAATTGAAGTTGGATTCTAAAATCCCTTACGCCAGGTTTTCAGCCAGATCCGGAACCCCTGCTAATTATCAGATTAGCATAGATCAGTTGGAGAGGGACGAAATTCGATATGAAAAATTTGTAACTCGTCTGAGATCTGTTTTCCAGGAGATCCTAGTTAAACCTCTTTATATCCAAATGTGTCTAGATTTTCCTGTTTTGTCAAAGGATCGTACTTTTAAGGTAAATTTGGGTTTAGATTATGTGAAGGAAAATGTCTTCGAACAAATGATTCAGTTGTCCAACTATTCCAAGAGAGCATCTTTTATTTCCAGCATGGGTGAGATAAAAATGAAAGTGGGGGAAGAGGAATTACCCTATTTTGACAAAGAATGGCTTATCAAAAGATGGCTGGGTCTTAGTATGGATGAATACAGGATGAACGAAAAGTACAAGAAGGAAGAGAAGGAAGAAGCAGATAAATTAAAGAAAGATCAAGAGAAAGAAGGAGAGAAGAAAGGAGAAGGGGGAGAGGGACAAGCAGAAACACCTAGTTTTACCCTATAAATTTCAATGAATGAATTTACTAAAATTATTTTCCACCCAAAGGATCTTGGTGGTTGGAGATTCGATTCTAGATCACTATGTCTATGGTAAAGTTCACCGGGTTTCCCCTGAGGCACCAGTCCCGGTTGTTCTCAAGAACAGAGAAGAGTATTTTCTAGGAGGAGCGGCAAACGTGGCTCAGAACATCACCGCCTTCGGAGCTAAGTGTACCCTGTTGTCCTTGATAGGGCCCGACGTCGAAAGCAAAATTCTTTTGCAAAAATGCCTGGATGAAAACATCGAGCCTCTTTTTATTGAAGAAAGAGGAAGACCGACAACCAAAAAAACAAGAGTTTTAGGCAATAGACATCAGATTGTTAGAATCGATGTGGAAGAATCCAGAGATTTATCTTTGGGCTCCAGTTTAAAAATCATGAAAATTTTCGAAGAACAAATTCAATCCCACGATGGGGTCATTTTCCAAGATTACGGTAAAGGACTATTTACAAATTCCCTTCTGAATCAGCTTGTTCAGATTTGTCAAAAACACGACAAAAAGATTCTGGTGGATCCTAAAGAGCCAGATCTTTTTCGCTACCAAGGTGCCTGTTTTATCAAGCCCAATCTGGCAGAGTTCAAAGCCATGTTAAAACTAAAGACCGAGGATGAATTAGAAATCCATCAAATCTCTGATTATGCCCAACGAGCCCTGGAAGAATTTGATTATAATTTCTTTTTGATCACTCTGTCTGAACGGGGTATTTTATTAGTGGGCAGAGACTTTTCCCGACATCTCCCAGGTATCAATGTGGATGTCTCGGATGTGTCAGGAGCAGGAGACACAGTTTCTGCTGTTTTTGGTTTGGGTTTTTTCTCTAGCCTTAAAAATCCAAAGCCTGGACTGGAGCTACACCACATAGCCGAACTGTCCAATTTGGCTGGATCTCTGGTGTGCAGACACTCTGGAGCGGTTCCTGTTGATCCTGAAGAATTACAAAAATTATTTGAAAAAAGTTCGTTTTTTTCCTGAATGGATTTTTTTTCTACGCAGTTTAGTTCTACATTTACATCATGATAAACGAACTAAAAATCCTCTCCACCCTTGAATCCCTCACGGGCAACGGGTCCCAAAAAGAGAAGCAAAGACTTCTTTCCGAAAATCTCACCGAAGTAATGTCTTACTTGCTGGATGTGTGCTTCAATCCATTTGTGACTACTAAGTTACACAAGCTGGATCTACAGCCAACCCCGACAGGGGAATTTCCTGGTTTCGAGACCTTTAAATCCGTAATGGAAAACTTGAAATCGGCCCCGGCTGCCAACGACAACCTTAGAGGTCAAGCCACATCACTCATCAATTCCCGTCTTTCAGAAGATCCAATCGAAGACAAACAGCTTCGGGAAATTCTAATGAAGATTTTTACCAAAAGAATGAACTCCGGAATTGGTGCCAAACTCATCAACAAAGCTTTAGGTACAGAGCTAATTCCGGACCCATCTTTGATGCTGGCCACTGATGATCAAAAGGAAGTTCTGGACTGGGATAAGATCTATTGTGAAGAGAAATATGACGGGGTAAGAGTAATAGCAGTTGGTGATAAAGATAAGGGATTCCAATTTTACACCAGAGCCTTTAACGAGTTGGATAAAAGCAGACTTTCTTCTATCGAACGGGATTTGATTCAAATCTTACACAATGCTAATATCGTAGGGGAGATATTTTTTGATGGTGAATTGACAGACCTAAATAGAAAGTCGGTTTCAGGAAAGGTAACACAAATTCTGAAGGGCACAGCACCCAAGGATATAGATAAGGAATTCATGTTCAACGTGTTCGACATAGAAAAGGCCTCAGTGCTCAAAATTGGCAATGGAACCACCCCCTTTCTCAAAAGAAGAAAAGAACTGGAATTCTTAACTTCCTTTCTGTCCCCTAATTCCCAGGTTAAACTTGCTCGTCAGTGGGTAGTTGATTCAATGGAGGAAACCCAAAAGATTTATGGTCTAATCATTTCTATGGGTGGAGAAGGGGTCATTCTAAAACCAGGTAATCACGTGTACGAGTGTAAACGAAGTAGAAGCTGGGTTAAATTGAAGCAAGTCCAAGATTGTGATTTGGAAATCATCGGTTGGTATCCAGGAGAAGGTAAGAGAGAGGGATTGATCGGGGGTTTCATTTGTACCGATGCTTCCAGAACTTTACAAGTAAAAATAGGATCTGGATTTACCGATGCCGATTTAAAAACTCTCAGTTCCAATCCAGATCAATTCATTGGTCGGGTTGCTGCCGTTCAATTCAACGAGCCCATCACAGACAAATTTGGCAATCGGAGCTTATTTCTTCCCCGTTTCATCGAAGTTAGATCCGATAAGAATCAAGCTGATGATATGTCCCCCTTTTTCAAATAGGAGGAAACAAATCTTTGACTTTTTTGTAAAAAGACAAAGACAAATATGGTCAACCAACTTCTTACTGAAAAGCTCAGGCCCCGGGAGCTAAAACACATGATTCTTCCTGAAAGGATCCGGGTTCTCTTCGAAAATAAACCCTTGAGCCAAAATTTACTTCTGGCGGGTTCTCCTGGGTGTGGCAAAACAACACTCGCCAAAATTTTAGCTACTGGATCTCCCTATTTGTTCATCAATGTTTCCGACGAAAGCTCTGTTGATGTTATCAGAACAAAGATCAACGACTTTTGTTCTACCCTCAGTGTGATGGATGGCAAATCAACCTTTAAAGTTGTCATTCTGGACGAGTTTGATGGAGCATCGGATCAGTTCTATAAAGCTCTCAGAGGAACCATTGAGAAATTTGCCAAAAACGCCAGATTTGTAGCTACCTGTAATTGGATTACGAAGGTTCCTGATGCTATTCAATCTAGATTTGAAGTCATTAATTTTGACCCAGTTAACCAGCAGGAAGAAGATCAATTGAAGTCAGAATGGAAAGCCAGAATATCTTTGATCCTCTCCAAATTAAACATCCAGATTCAGCCCGATGCCTTGGATGTCTTTGAAAGAGACTATTTTCCGGATTTAAGATCTGCCTTGAATAAAATTCAATCTTGGTCTATCGAAGGAATCTCTGAAGTTGATGCCAAAAAAATCCAGGACACTGCTTTTTCCTATGAAGAGCTCTATCAGTTAATTTGTTCCTCTCAGGATCCGATCAAAAATTATCAGTTTGTGATCGGTCAATATTCTGGTAAAGTTGACACAGTCATGCAGGCTCTGGGCAGTGAATTTATCAATTGGTTGATTCGGCATAGACCTGAATTATCCAAGACTATCCCCATGATTTTAGTCATGGTGGCAGAACACCAGGCCCAAAGATCATCAGTGATAGATCCTATCGTCTCTCTTTTGGCTCTAATCTTCAAAATACAGAAACAAATACAAGCCTAATGGAATTATTACCAGAAGAAATACGAAAAGGCAGCTACATGTACAGGCTGGTAAAGAGAGGAAAAAAAGCTCTGTGGTACGAGCAATTTTGTTTGGACTCTGAAAAAATCGTTGCCTGGGAGGTTTTCAAAATAAAAATAGATCCGCCTAAAGAACTTTTTGGAGTTCAGATGGGGGAAAGGGAGATTTTTCCAGGTAATGAAGATTTTGGCAAATGGGCTTGGGCACCTTTCAATTTCGATATAGCTGCCACTTATTACGAAAGATTAGAACAAGGTTTGCACCCTAAAGATTGCGAGATTTAATAAAATTTTATGAGACAGTCCCAGTACGACAAGGAATTTCCTATATACAATTACACCTTTTTCCAAAAACCAATCAAGAGGCTGATTATCTGTGGACCCGGTGGATCTGGTAAGGACTATTACCGCTATCATCTACAAAAAAAGGGATTCAAATATTCCATCCCCTGGACTTCTAGACCTATCAGGCTTGGGGAAGTGCAAGGAGTAGATTACTTTTTTGTCTCTCCTGAAGAAGCTTCTGCTGCTATTGCCCAGGAATCTTTTTACGAGTATAATTTTTTTGCTAGCTGGTTTTACGGAACACCTAAAGCCGAATTTTATGCTAGTAATTTATTCATTATGACCCCTTCTGGAATTGCCAAGCTCCATCAAAAAGACAGGTCAGAGTCCTTTATTCTGTACTTGGATATAGATCTGGAGGTTCGTCGAGCTAGGATGCAAAATAGAAATGATGCCGATTCCGTGGAGAGAAGACTTAAAACAGACAGTGAGGATTTTTCAGATTTCGTGAATTTTGATTTGTCAATTACAGATCCCTCCTATAAAATAACTGACGAAATTTGGTCAGACCCTTCCTACTATAAATAAAAAATATGTTAAACGTTCTTATTGATGGACACTATTTGTTCCATAAAACTTTTGGTATTTTCAGTGGTTACGGCACGAAAGAACCCAATGAAATTCTAGGCCACAAAAACGACAGGGCTATGTTCATCAGAAAGCTGGCAACCGACCTGTGTTCATCTCTGAAACAAATCCCTATTACCGGGAGAGTGGTGTTTGTTTCTGATTCAAGAAGTTGGAGAAAAGATATTCCAATCGAAGGTGGGGGATACAAATCCAATCGGGTTAAGAGTCCCCAGGTCGATTGGAGCATTTTCTTTAATTTAATTAATGAATTTGGTCAACATCTAGAGCAGAAAGGTTTTATTTTTTCAAAAGTGGAGGGAGCAGAGGGAGATGATCTTCTCTATTTCTGGTCCAAATATTTCAATGAAAAAGGAGAAAATTGTCTCATTGTTTCGGGTGATAAGGACATGGATCAACTTGCACGTTGGACAGAAGATAGCTGGACAGTCGTTTGGAGTTCTAACTCTAAAAATAACACCTTTAGAGTTCCTCTGGGTTGGGGCTCAGAGTATTTGAACAAAAAGACCGAAATTACGGTTTTTGATCTAGGTGAATCTATTTCACCAGAAAAGAAAAAAATTCAAGAACTAGTTGGCAAGTGTAACATTGAGGAAATAGATGCCCAGACTTTTGTTTTTTTAAAAATGATGGAAGGTGATAAGGGTGATGCCGTTCCCAGCGTTTGGGAAGTTAAAAGCCCGGACGGGAAAACCTTCAGAATCACTCCTAAAAAAGCCCAACAAATTTTAGACTCAGTCAGAGAATCGGGATGGAGCATTTCAGATTTTCAATTGTTGTTGATGGATGAAGCTTTTCTGGAATGGATTAGCGGGTTTGTTCTAAGATTCATGAAAGATTTAGATAACGAAACCAACAGACAGAAAGTTGTCGATAATTTTCAAAGAAATTTCTCTTTAATGTGGTTGGATACCTCAGTTATTCCAGAGGCTGTTGCAGATAGAGTCACTTCCCAAATTAAAGGGTATTCTATCCTACCCAACTCAAGTGTTCCTTCAGATTGGAAAATTTTGTTGGAAGGTACAGAGTGGTTGGAAAGTAAAGCTCCTTCTTATTTAGACCCTTTTTCAAATTATCAGTCCAATGGATTTATTTGAGCTAGTTAAATCGGTTTTTAAATCCGACGAAGAGTGGAAAAAGGTGCCAAGAAGTGTGAAGACAAAACATTTTTTCATGGTTAATAGAATTATGTCCATCCAGTTTCCGATTCATGCCCATCTATTTAACCACTCCAAGATCGAAATGGTGCCAGTAGTGGATTGGTGGCACGGATTTTTATGCAATGCTTTTAAAAAACCACCCACCTGGATCTATACAACTGGACCTAAAAAAAATGCGGTTCAGGCAGTAGAGAAAAATCATGACACAGAAGAATTCATTAGAACCAAATACGAATTAAGCTCCAGGGATCTGAAACAGCTCCAGACCTTTTACCCTGAATCTTACTCCCAGTGGATGGACTCAATCTCTGACCAATTGGGAAGAAATAAAAAACAATCGGATATATAAACCAACTATCATGGAAAAGCAGCACCAAAAAATTGTCAAAACCATTATTAAAAACTTGGATTGGGATTCTATTTCTCGAATTCATGACTCTTTTAAGTATGGGGTAGGACAATCTAATCAAGTCTTACCTGGGATGAAGAGAAAAGATTTTTCTCAAGGCATCACCAAAAAAGACATTCAGGACGAGCTCACTGTGGTTCTACAATATGTTATCGACAACGATTTTCAAACCTATATTTACGGACCCTGGATAATTTCTTGGTACAATCAGGAATGGGGAGAAAAGATCGTGCAAGAAACAAAGTCAAACGGAGAAGAAGATATTCAGATAGAAATTGAGGTTGATCAAGATTCCAAACTGGAAGTTGCCTATGCTCCTCAGAGAATTTGTGTCACGATGGACACGGAAATCTTCAGTGATAGTACAGGTTCAGTGTCCGAGAGTACAACTCTTCAGAAAATGCTCGATAAAGCTATTTCTCAAGAAAAATATGAAATCGCCCAGAAAATTCAGGAAATCCTGAAATTGACAGAGATAGATTCCTAAAAAAAAGAAAAAAACTTGAAACATATCCTCAGCCTGCATGAATTTTTCGACACAGGAATCTTCGGAGACACTTACGGCTATGGGGGAGCAAATGGAATTTTTAAGGTTGCCTATAAACCATATAAAGATCTCTCCGTTTCGGTAGGTCCGGATCCCAAAGTTCCCCGCAACATTCCTGGTTCTAAATTTCAGGTGGGAGACATCGTCATTGGAATGCCGATCGAGGGCAAGAAAAAAGTTGCCGGCATGGTGGTGAAAAATGTGCTGGCACCAGACCAAAAAAGCTACAAATATTTCGTCCAGGTCCACACTAAAGGGAAAAAAGAACAGAAAGTAATGGAACTGGTTCCTGATTCTGTCGAGTTTGTAGATATGGGGGACAAGGGACATCGCCAGATTGTTTCTCAGTATAAGTTCAACGATCTACCAGGAGATGTGTACAATTCTAAAACAGTCTACAACAATCCTGGTTTGGGGATAGAGGCTGTTGGTTCTTAAGGGAAACTTTTTGTTCATCTTCCTGTAAAAATTCAGATGATTCTCAGTAAAACAAGACACGGCTTGGGTGTCGTGTATCGACATTCTAATTCAGGATTGGAACCTCAGGAAGAAGCTTTAAATTTTTTAAATGTGATGCTTCGGAAGGTCTCCCAGAACAATAAGCACGGAATTGATGTTACCTGTCTTGAGCTAAAAGAGTCGGATTTTCCCAAATTTTTCTACGACAGAACCTCTGAGTGTGATCCTTTGCAAGAAAGGATTCACGAGCTTTCAGGCTTCTTAAAAGCCTCGAACCATCGTCTTTTTTTCTTCCTGTCTTCCTATTACTACTTCGGGAGTCAGTTGACCCAGCCCGTTGAAGACACCCGAAAGATTGTGCAAAACATCTACCATTTGCTCGAGGATCTCGGAATTCAATATCCTGCTGTCATTCTGAAGATCGGATCTGCCTATGGGAAAAGAAAAGAAACGATGGCCAGATTTGTTGAAGAAATAAATTGTTTAGAACCAGAGGTCAGAAAAGTGCTGGCGGTAACAAATGACGATAAACCATCTCTCTTCTCGGTTACCGATCTGCTGTCCGGGATTTTTTATTCCTCTGGAATTCCCATTTGTTTTCGTACTTTGGCCCACAATTTTAACACCGGAGACTTATCGGTCAGAGAGGCTCTTTTTCTGAGCTGCTCGACCTGGCAAAAGGGGATTAAACCAATTTTTCTGCATGCAGAAAGTCTCAAAGTTGATCCAAAGGGGTTTCCTTTGAGTCCCTTGCCTTCCGAGGATTTAAAATACAGAATTCCTGTTTTTGGTTTGGATGTGGATGTTGTGATAGAATGTCCCACCTCTTTTGAGACTGCCGTTAAATATCTAGGAGCATATCAGAGTCTTAAACCTTTGGTAATTGATAAAGACTGGTGAAATTTTATCAGAGCTAGATCAAAAAATTTTCTTAAATTTGCTGCATGCCAGAATTAGCCGAAGTCAGATTGACCTCAGAGTACGTCAGTCAAGTTTCAGATAGAATTGTTTTTCATTCTGTTTGGAAAAATCCAGTTCACAAAGGAAAAGAAGTAGAAATTAGAACTCCTTTTTCTCTGCGGGCAGAGTCCAGAGGGAAGGAGATGAGACTGACTATTTCTCCAGCCCCCAATTTTTTTTCTGATGCTACCCAAGAAAAAAAGACCCTCTATTTAATGATGACCATGGGCATGTCCGGTCATTTCAAATGGGCGCCGAAGATCGATGAAATGCCTAAACACACCCATTTAAGTTTCAATTCTAACTTGGGAAATCTGTGCTTCGTAGATGTCAGAAGATTTGGCAAGTGGTCTTTTGGATCTTGGAATCCTCAAAGAGGTCCAGACCCAACCCAAGAGTTTTTCCTCTTCTCTGAGCATGTGACCAAAAATATGTTCACTAAGGCTTTTCAAAAACCGATTCACGAGGTTCTCATGGACCAGTCCTACTTTAACGGAATTGGTAATTATCTTAGGGCTGAGATTTTATACAGAACTGAATGTGACCCCTTTTCTTCGGCTACATTAGCTTTACAGGCTCACCCCGAAATCCTAACTCTCTGCCGGGATCTCCCTTTGCAGGCCTATGCCTTGGGAGGGGGAAGATTAAAAGACTGGGAGAATCCCGCTGGCGTGCCCGTGCCCGAAGGATGGAATTCATTCATGCTCTGCTACGGCAACCCGGTCATGTCCAGAATAAAAGATAGAAACGGCAGAACTTTCTGGTACGATCCTAAATGGAACTCTTAAATAAAAAATAAAAAAATGATCCCTTCCTACACTCTTGAAAAGCACCTTTACTTCGACGTCGAAACTGCGGGAATTACCCCAGATTTGCAAACTCTTCAGCAAACAAACCCCAGATTGGCAAAACTCTGGGAAAGAAGGGTCAAATACTACAGATCCTACCCCGAATACGCCCAAGCCACTTCGGATGCTATTTTCTTGGATAAAGCTGGGCTAGAACCAGAATTTGCCCGGGTTGTCTGTGTTTCTTTTGGTCAGATAGATTCAGATGGAAAAAGTAGATTCGTTTCTTTCTCAGGGGAAGAAGAGGCAGAAATCCTCGCCAAATCCAAAAAAGTTATTATCAACGCCCAGGGCAAAAACATGAAGCTGGCAGGCCATAATATCAAAGGCTTCGATGTGCCCTGTCTGTGCAAAAGGATGCTTTTCAACGGAATCAAACCCCCAGCCTTACTTCAGGTTTGGGATAAAAAACCCTGGGACATTCCCTTTTTGGACACCTCTGAAGTGTTTGCCTTTGGGAGCTGGTCCCAACAGAAATACTTGAGCCTAGATCTATTGGCCTGCTCTTT